CAATCACCATGTATCAGACAAGGATAATCTTGGTATTACTCTCACGATGGCACGTAAGTTGTTAGGTAATCCAAAGGTATCATTGGGTAATATCAATAACTTTACCAAGGATTATAGTGTGAAGGACAACACGATAACGATTGGTATGCGTTCAGTGAAGGGTATTGGTGACGCTGTTATTGATAAGATACTCAAATATCGTCCTGCAGGGGGTTGGTTAACGTTTCAAGAATTCATAGAAGATAATCTATCTCTAAAACTTGTTCCCTTTGGTACAAGAGAAGATAAGTTGAGTGGTATTCAATTATTAATCCAACTTGGTATGTTTGACGATATACCTATAAATGGTGGATTATCTAAGGCTAGTAGAAAATCTATGGGTGATATAGTTGAGTTGATAACCAAGATAAGTGAGGAGAAGAAGGCTAAACAAAAAGAAATCATGGAGAAACTTACTGGTAATAAAGATACAAAATTGTATGAATTGTTAGGGAAAGTTAATTTAGATAACATAATAGATGTGTTTGATATTGATATTGAAGATGAAATTGATGAAGTAAGTATGATTAACACAGAAGTGCAATATGTAGGTTTTCGTTTGAATGAAAATGAAGAACATCAAAACAATATAATTAATTGTGTAAAAAATATGGAAATAAGTCATATTGCTGAGTTTGATGATAATAATCAAGAGGAAGGCAAACATTTCTGGTCAATAATACGTTCAGTAGAAAGTTTAAAAACCAAGAAAGGTAAACCATATGTTAATGTTAGACTTGATGATGGAACAAGTTTTAGGGTGTGGTGGAACAAGTTACAATACATAAAAGACAGTTTATTGCCTGGAAAAGTAATAGTTATTCAACTAAACGCTGATACTTTCGGTAGATCATTATCTTTTTCTAAGAATAGTTTTATAAGCGAAGAAGAAATAATAAAACTATATCAAGAAGTTTCTAGATGATATTTATTGTATAGGGGATATATTATGATAAAAGACTTTGTTAAACTAACAAGAAAAGAAATATCCGAAAAACCAGGGCAATTAGCTGCAAAAATAGTATATAATTTAATGTGTGATAATAATTTTGATTTATTTTTTATAGGAAATACTTTAGGAAACACATTATATACTGTTCAGCTAAATAATAAAGAACGTGCAATTGTTTGTTTTACTGATGAATCTATACTACAATCATACATTAATAGAGAAGTGGTTAAAAAAGGTTTAAATAATAGTTATGGTGATAAGATAGTTTGTGTGAAGATAAATATTTGTACGTTAAATGCTATTTTGTCTGAATATGTAGAAGATGATATGGATGAAACAGTAAGAACCATAATAGTAAACCCTAATACAAAAGATTATTTCATACCTTTAAATATAGAACTTATGTCTTCTTTAATAATAAATAGTGGTGATATAGATGTTGAAGATATTGATACTAGAGTCGATGCAGAAGATTTAAAAACATTGGAGTATGATAAAGAAGAGAAAAGGTTTATTTTTTCAAATGAAGTGAGTTAACTATATATAACAAGATATGATATTCTCCCGAATGGTTTTTATATCATTGCAATTCTTTATTATATATAGTTAACTCTATTTTTAGAAAGGAAAAAATATGAAAGAAAAAAGTTTTGACCAAGAAGAGGTTTTATTACATATTACCGATGAAGAGTTAGAGTCTAGATTAGTAATTATTAGAAAACAATTAGAAGATTTATCAGCAGCTTCAAGAAAATTTGTTCCTAATGATTTGCCAGAATATGAATTGGTAGAAAATAAGACTTTCAAGAGCTGGATTATATGTAATGAGATATTACAGGCATCAGAGAGAAATCGAGATTTTGCAAGATTATTATATTATTTGTATGATAAAAGTGAACAAGATATAAATCGTGTTTTATCTTTTTATGATATAGAATTTAAAAAGGATGAGAAAAATCAGATAGTTGGTGTTGAGTTAATAAGTTATGAATGATTCTCAGGAATATGAGGAATTACTAAATAAATTTTTAGAAATATTTGATTTAAACAATGTTATAAAATTTATGTTAGAAGAGTATTATTCTTTATTAAATGATACAATGAAAGATAAAAAACTATTAGAATTAGTTGAATCAAATAAAATATTTGATGTTTTGCAATCATTAGAAGGTGTTAATAGTTCTTTTTTTAATAATTCACAAAAAATATTGAAAATGATTTCTACAATAAACCCACCGGAAGAATCAAAAAAAGAAATAATTAATAATAAAACAAAAAAAAATGATGATATGGTTAATTTTATAGATAAAGTAAATGAAGAAATTAAAAACAAAAAAGAAGATAAAAGACCACAAAACAAATTAGTTAATAATGCATTAGATTATCTTGATTATATTATAAAGAAAAACATTAGTAATAATAAAGGAAATGAAAAGGATGAGTAAGATTATAACAAATCAGCAAATAGATTTAGCCAGTGAAGCAGAACCAGCAGAAGTTTTGTTTGCTGTACATAGAAGAATCGTAGCTGCAGAAAAAGCTTTTGTTAATTTAAAAAATGTTGTCAGTGATTTTTCTGTTGAATTAGAAATGTTAAAAGAAAGAATAAAAAAAATAGAAAAAAATATTGTTGATTCTAAAGAAGAGGTAGGTTCTCCTTACAGTTCTGTATACGGTGAAGATGAACAAAAAGAAAGTAAATAAAGAAAAAGCAAAGAGATTAAGAGAGAAGTTATCTGACTCATTTGCGTATAAACCTAAGAGAACTAGAAAACATACACAAAGAACAGAGCCAGAGAAACTTACACAAGAATTATTAGAACGAATGGGAATACCATATGAGATAGAGAAGTCATTGCAATATAAATTTTCTTGGAAACATTATGATATTTCTTTGAAGGAATATCCTGTATTGATTGAAGTTGATGGCAATTATTGGCATGGTGAAGAAGATACTAGAAAGAAGCAAGGCCGAGCCAATTTCACTCAGTATAAGAACAAACAAAACGATGCAATAAAAAATTGGTTAGCAAAAAAGAATGGTTATAAACTTATACGTATCTGGGAGAAAGAAATCAAGGAAGATGTTGCGGGTGTAGAAAAAAGAATCTTAGATATGATTGAAGAATGTAAAACCGATATAGCACGAATATCAGAGGAGAATCATTTTGGGAAAGAAGAATAAGAAAGACAAGATTGATAAACTTCTAAATATCATAGAAGATAACAATATGCGGCGTGATGAACTTATTGCACATATTGAAAATTTAGAAGCTTATGTTGATCATCTGGAACATATGTTGTTTGGTGAAGAATTTCAAGATATGGAAGGAATGATTATTCCTATTGATGATATAGAAAACTTACCAGAGTTTTTCAAATCAAAGATGCAAGACAAATTTCCTAAAACTAAGACATATACAATAGAACAGATATTAGAAAGTTTAGAAAATAAAAAGAAGGATAAGGATAAATAGTTTTCTCGTTGGAAGGGTTTTATTTAACCTTAACTGAGAGAGAGAATGAACGAAGAAAAAATAGTAGAGGCAGCTGTTAATAGTAGTGTAGGAGCATTTTTTGGAGAATACAGTTGGGTTTTTGTAGTTGGTTTTTTAGTATTACTTTTTAAATCAACAATAGAAAGTTCAGTTGCTGGATTAATGGTTTTTTTAGGTGGCGATTATAATGATGATGATGTTGTATATTTGAATGATCGTCCGGCAAGAATAATAAGGGTTGGTTTGTGGTCAACAGTATTTTATGTATATCATTTAAAAGAAGATAGTAATGGCAATAAAACTATTACTGGTGGTAATAAGATACTTGTTGACAATACTAAATTAAAAGATATGATGATAGAAAAGCCATTACAAAAAATAGATTTATTATAATAAGTTTTCTCATTTTACTTAAGGGTTTTATTCAACCTTTAACTGAGAGAGAGAATGCATTACGTGAATAGAGGTAGTGATAGTGAACAAAGGTTACAAGAAGCATATGATAGACAAGATTTATTAGTAAAGAAATTACAGCAAGAAAATAGAGAATTAAAGTTAGATAAAGATAGATACATACAAAAGGGGGTACTGCAGGAGAGAAAAAGAAATAAGAATATATATGATCGTCAAAAACAAAATAAGAAAATTTCCACAAAAGCTGCTAGTTTAGCGAGTATGTTTGTTGTTGGTTATTATATGATAGCATCTGAGTTGAACTTATGGATTGTTTCAGAACAATTTTCCCGTTCAGAATGGACACAAGCTATTATGACTTCAATTGTAGTTTGGTTGATAGAACAAGTGTATCACGCTAATAAAGGAGTATAATATAGGAGAGAATTATTGGCTAACAATCTTCCGAAGTTTATAAAACCGATTGAGTTTCAAACAGAAGCACAAAGAGATTATTATAACATAATTGGGGATGAAAGGAATCAAATAGTAATGTGTCACGGAATGGCTGGCACTGGAAAAACATTTATTAGTATACAAAAAGCCATAGAAGATGTTTTGACAAGAAACAATAATTATAAGAAGTTATGTATTATAAATCCAACAGTTGATGTAGGTAAGGAAGATGCACTCGGTTTCTTACCCGGATCATTGATGGACAAAATAGCTCTTTATAATGACAGCGCTTTATGGATATTGTATAAGATTGTTGGCAAAGAACAAACAAAGAAATTGATTGACGATGGTAAGATTGAGTTCCGTGTAATAAATCACATGAGAGGATTGAATCTAGAACAGATGTATATTATTTTGGATGAGGCACAAAACATTTCTCCGATGCAGATAAAAACCTTATTGACAAGAATACATGATAATACTAAATTGATTATACAGGGTGATTTAAGTCAATGTGATAAGTATGGTAATAATTACGCTAAGAGTGGGTTCTATGACATCTGGCAACGTCTTAGAGATGTTGAGGGTGTAGATTACATGGAGTTCAGTAAAAAGGATTGTGTTAGAAGTGGTATTGTCGCCAGAATACTTGAAAAATATAATTATAATGGCGATAGCATAGAACTACCCTAAACGGAGAAAAAATATGACAAACTTATCAAACGTAAAAAAGAATATACTTGGAAAAGGAGATGATGGATTGCCTGATTGGATGCAGTTTATAATTACTGCCGGAGTTTTTGGTTTATTTTTTTGGATTTTATCATTACTATTTCATCCAATATTAGAGTTAGATCCAACACATAGAGATTTATTGAATATTTTGATTGGTACTTTTATTGCTTCATTTGGTAAGGTTATTGATTTTTGGTTTACACAGAACAAGCCAGAGGAAAAGAATAACAATAATGATGGTGGTGGAGAAAAGTAATGGGATTGATGGATAAGGTAAAGAAGAAGGCAAAAGGTTTACCAGTTGCAAATGAACTTAGTGAACAATTAAATAGAGTAGAAGATATTATTACTGATTTCAATAATCAATCAACACAACAGATTGAATCAATAAAGGAAAGTGCAACTAAGAATATTAATAATGAGTTGGAAGTTATTAGAGCTAAAGTTTCATATGCTGATGGTGTTATTAATAATATGGAAAATAAAATCAAAGTTTCTGTTGATGAAGTTGTAAGTAAAGCTTCTTTAAAAGTAGAAGATGGAGTAAAAGAAATAGCTAATGACTTGCAAAAAAAAATAGAAGGACAATTAGAAGAAACTAGTTCTTTGTTAAAATCAAAAACAGAAAGTGTTGTTTCTGGTGTTGAAGCTGTTGCTAAACAAAAATTAGAAGAAGCAATTGCTAAAGCAGAAAAAGAAGCGATGAAAAGATTTGATAAACAAATGCAGAGTAAGGGTTTAATTTATTTCATAAAAAGTTTATTAGGTTTAAAATAAATTTTAGAGGTGGGGTAAAATGATTGTTGATTATAAAAAAATAAAAAAAATTAAAAATACAAAATTCACAGATAATACTACTAATAGATACAATGTTGATGGTTATTTTGGAGAATTTGTAAATAACAACATTATTACTCCGCCTCCTAATAATTTATCATTGCAAACAAAATTAGAATTAGAAACATTATCTGGCCTTCCGCAAGATAGAGAATTTGTAGAAATGCATGATGATATAAGACAAGTTTTTTATGATTTATGTTTAAGATTTAAACTTTCTTTTCCTAACGATGAAATAAATTTTTTGATTAAAGAAAGTAGTGAGGTTATATTGTATTACAAATATATGTTTAATAGACCTAGACCAAAACAATTAGCAGAACTATATGGTATTAATTTAGGTGAAATTATAGAGTTAGAAAGTATGAGCACACCTTCATATCCTTCTGGACATAGTGTACAAGGTATTTTAATTTCTATGTTTTTATCAAAAGCTTATCCTAAATATAAATCAAAATTTATAAGAGTTGGTAGGAATATATCAAGTAGTAGACAAATAGCTAGAGCACATTACCCATCAGATTCTATAGAAGGAATGAGGATAGGTAAGTTATTATACAAGGAGTATATAAAGAATAAAAATGTTGATTGAAACAAATAGTTATTATTATGCACAATATGCACTAGCATATTATAATGCTACAAAAAGCAATGACAATATGTCATATAAGAAAAAACAATTAGTAGAAAAACCTTCCAAAATAGCTGCAATATTTAGAAACAAATCTAGCAAAAATAATATTGACTTATTAGTATAAATTCACTATATTATATATATGAAAATTTTAAGAAACATAAGATACGCTTATCAAAAAATTCGTTATGGTTTTTCTGGTAGGGATTTATGGTCGTTAGATCATACCATAACAGATTTTGTATTGCCACGACTTATTGCGTTTCGTAATGGTGGTGGTAATTCATCTTCTGATGGTCCTAGTGGTTCGCCTTTATTAGAAGGTTATGAAGAGGAACAATTTGATGAGATGTATGAAGAGTGGTTGAGAATTCTTGACAAGATGATATTGGCGTTTGAGTATCACAAATTAGATATGGAGGATGTTGAGTCTGGCATTGATACAGATAAATGGTTTGTAGATAAGCCGGGTGGTAAAGTCGTTTTTCGTAATGATGACGAAGAAATGTGGGAGGAATACAAAAAAGAAGCGGCAAGGCGAGATAAGGTTATGGAAGAAGGTTTCCAATTATTCGCAAAATACTACAGATCACTCTGGGATTAAACAAATATATTTACTTTTTACATTTTATTTATTATATTTATTATGCGAAGATTGAATAATATAAAGACGGGCTATTAAGAGAGTGAATAACACATATAATTGTTCATTCTTCGCAAACTCTTTTGATAGCCCGTTTTTGTTTATGGAGAAGTAAGATGGTTGTTTATTGTTTAACAAATAAAATAAATGGAAAGAAATATATTGGAAAAACTATTGATTATGAAAAGAGAATGGGTGAACATAAACGAGATTTTAGAAAATATAATAGATTGATTTCCAGAGCCATCAATAAATATGGTTGGGAAAACTTTGATAAAGAAGTTATAGAGTGTGTCAATGTTGCAGATGATTTGTGTGAATTAGAAAAAAAATATATAAAAGAACACAATACATTGCATCCCAATGGTTATAACCTAACAGAAGGTGGAGAAGGTGGAGTTCTTTCTGAAGAGAGTAGAAAGATATGTTCAATAAAGAAAAAAGAATGGTGGGATAATAACCCAGAACAAAAAAAAATAACCTCTAAAAGACATAAAGGTAAAAAGGTTTCCAAAGAAAGTATAGAAAAGATGAAAAAAAATATGCCGCATACGAAAAAAGTTTTTATAGAAGGTGTTATATACAGTAGTATAAGAGAGGCTGCTCGTCAAATTGGCGAAAGCAGACAGTTTATTTCATATCGTGTGAAATCCAACGGATTTCCAAAGTGGAGGGTGCTATAATAATTTCATACATAGGTGGCAAAAATCGCATGGCGGAATGGATTAGTGATTACATTCCAGAGAGTGAAACATATGTAGAAGTATTTGGTGGTGCGTTTTGGGTGTATGTCAACTCCGATATACATGAAAGAATGAATAAGGTTATATACAATGATTTCAACCCTTATATGGTTAACCTATTTCGTTGTGCATCAGAACCAAAGAAGTTTATGAAGTTTATTGAGAGTAAGAACCCACCAGTTCAAACTAAAGGACAACCAGAATTAAGTAAGGAATGTAATGATTTCTTTTATCAATGTAAGAAGGAGTTGTTCGGTCGTAATGCGTTGAAGAAGTTTCTTACGGATAAAGTTGCCAGATTGAAGATTGCTAAGTTTATTCATCATGCCGAAGGTGGTCATTCATCACTGGATAAGATAGAGAAAGATATTCTAAATGAAATAAACTATTGTGTAAGTCAACTTAGATTGAGAACAGCAGATAAACAAGAACAGGCTCGTGATAAGATTAGAAAAAAGATAGCCGCAGGTAAGAAGGATCAAGCAATAGCTATGAAGTATGCGTATATACTTGCATCATCATTTAGCGGTGTAGATCCTGTTGATGCAGAGTTTCAAGATTACAAGGGTATGTATGGTTCAAAGTTTACTGCATTTACAAACAGACTAACTAGTGATAAGTTTGTTCCCAAGTTGAAGAAGATTGATACTTGCGAGAATATGTCATTTGAGGAGGTAATAGCAAAGTATGATTCACCCACAACATATTTCTACGTTGACCCTCCTTATTGGAATACTGAGTCTTACTATAGTTTACATGAGTTTGGAAAAGAACAACATTATCAATTGAGAGATTCTCTTCATGGTATATCTGGTAAGTTTTCATTATCTTACTATGATTTTCCAGAGTTGAGTGAGATGTATCCAAAGAATGATTTTGTTTGGGAAAAAAGAGAGTTTGTGAAACCTGCAGGTGCAAAAGAAGGTGTTGATCAAGGTGTAGGTGAAGAACTTCTTATTATGAATTATACTATAGTATGATATTTATAGGAGATAATATGGAATACATTATAATATCAATATTATTAGGGGTTATTGTTGTTTTATCATATTCGGTATGGAAGATGTTAGGTCGTTTACAAGAATATGAAGAAAATAACCAACAGATATTTATAGAAATGAATCAAATGGCAGAAGCTATAAATCAAGTTTTATCCAAAGAGATATACTCAAATGATCCAGTGATTATGTCTTTTGTTGAAAGTTTGAGAGATGTTGAATATTTTATAAGACAAATAGATCCCACTTTGGAATTCAATGAATTAGGGGAAAAAACCGATGGATAAAAAGGGATTAGATAAGCTTAAGTCAATAGAGTTATTTGAAGGTAAAACTGTAGATGAAGTATTTAAAACTATATTTGATTATTCTATTGAGGAAAGAAACGCCGCTTTAGAGACATTCAAGGAGTTTAAAGCTCATATAAAAGATGGCGACGATTTATTTATGTCTGGAGATAAACCACAAGGATATTTAGATTCAGCACATAAAGCAACAGAGAATATCATAAAACTTATGAACGCTGCTCAAAAGTTAGTTACAGTAGAAGAGGATAAGAGTAATGATATTAGTGCAACTGATATATTAGATATCCTTGATAAACAAGGAGTAGCACCAGACAGGTTTATTAGAGAAGAAGAAAAACCAGAAAAAAAGGAAGATGATAAGGCTATGAAAGAAATAAAGTTTCCAAAGTTGAAAAAGCAGGGTGATTGATATGTTTAGGCTTGGATGTCAGTACAAGAATAGTAGGTTACTCACTATTAAATGAAGAACAAGTATTGATTAGAGCAGGTTTTATTGATTTGAGTAAGATAGAAGATTTATCAGACAAAGCTACTTACTTGAAAGAAAAGTTGTTAGAAATAAAAGAAGAATATAAAATAGACAATATAGGTATAGAGGATTGTCTAACAAAGTTTGCGGGTGGTAGAAGTAGTATAAAGACCATAGGTAAACTTATAGCGTTTAATTATCTTACTAGATACATATGTTACACTGTGTTTGATATAAAACCTGTGGTATTTAATGTTATAAGGGCAAGAACACTGGCGAATTGTAAGGTTCCAAGAGGTGAGAACTCAAAGGAATATATAGTATCAAGGGTTATGGAATTATATGAGAACATAGATTGGCCTCGTATGAAGAAGGATAAAACAAGGTTTTCTAAGGAGTGTGAAGATATAGCTGATTCGGTTGTTATATCAAGAGCACTGATAGAGGAGAGTAAGAGTAATGGTTGATACTTTAGGTCTATTGAAGGATTGTTTGGGAGAGCATACAAAGATAGACGCAAAGGGTAATGTTCAGTTTTATTGTGTAAGTTGTAAACATAAGAATAAGAAGTTGGCTGTAAATATCAACACATTGAAATTTCAGTGTTGGGTTTGTGGAGAGAAGGGTAATATTGCAAATTATTTGTATAAGAATGGTTTTAGAGATATTGCTAATAAATTGCAGCCATACAAGAAGGAAGTAACTTTAGATAATCTATTTGGTGAAGAAAAGAAAGTAGAAGAAGAAGTTGTAAAACTAACTTTTCCTAAAAACTATTATGGATTATATGCTAACAAAAATAAGTTATTCTTCAAAGCGCCTATTAGATATCTTTATAATAGAGGTTTAACTGAAGATGATCTTATCAAATATGATATTCATTATTCTATAAAAGAAGAAAGAATATTATTTCCTTCATATGATTTAGAAAGAAATCTAAATTATTATGTAACAAGAAGTATAAATAATGATTCTTTTATGAAGTATAAAAATGCTGATGTAAGAAAAGATGATATTGTTTTTAATGAGCATTTGATAGATTGGAAGAAGACATTATATATAGTTGAGGGTATATTTGATACAATAAGTTGTAGAGAAAATGCAGTGCCTTTGTTGGGTTCTAGTTTGTCAAAATCAAGTTTATTATATAAAAAGATACTTAGAAATAACACTCCTATTATTTTAGCATTAGATCCAGATGCGAAGAAAAAAATGTTTAAATGTGCGGAGAATCTTATTACATTTAACACTAATGTTTTTTACATTGATTGGGGAGAAGAAAGTAGAGATATATCTGAGATGGGTAGTGAATACTTTCTTGAGTTTTCTAAGAATAATAAAAAGAAATATACACTTAATGATGAAGTTCTTTCAAGGTTATTATAATATATGGTAAATAAAATACTGCACTTATCTGATATTCACATTCGTCTTCAACAAAGACATAAAGAATATCGTCATGTTTTTAAGAATTTTTACAAACACGTAGTAAAACAAAATCCAGACTTAATTGTTATAAGCGGAGATATTTTTCATCAGAAGGTTCATTTATCTCCAGAAGCAATAAAGTTAGCTGGTGAGTTTTTTAATAAAATATCTGATTTAGCGCCAGTTCATATAATTATTGGCAATCACGATACTATTGTTTCACAAAAGGGAAGAATAGATTCGGTTACTGCCGTTCTCAATCTAGCCAACCTTGATAATATATATCTTTATACAAAGAGTGGATTATATGATGTTGATAGGAACATTGTTTTTGGTGTTTATGATATTAATGATGAAAAGAAATGGCCGTTAAATCCCGAAAAGAAAGATGGTAAAACTTACATAGCGTTATTTCATGGTCCAATAAACAACTCAGTAAATGAAGTCAAGTTCTCAATGGAGAGTAAGTATAAACTTGATATGTTTGATGGTTATGATATTGCAATGTTGGGAGATATTCATACTCGTCAAGTATTGCAGGAAAGAAGTGAAGGTAAACCACAAGTAGAGTATTCTGGTAGTTTCATACAACAGAACTTTGCAGAAGATAAATCAAAAGGTTATTTGATGTGGGATATAGAAACACTCAAATCAGAATATTTTGAAGTAGAAAGTGATTATGGTTATAGAACCATATCATTATCAAAAACAGATGTAGATAATATTGATGTTTTACATTTTGATTTACCTAAGTATCCTTATATTAGAGTTTTATTAGATCATGATTTATATGATATAACAAAAACAAAAAATATAGAATCTTATATTATGTCTAAATATAAGCCTTCTTATTTAACCATAGAAATAAGTCATGATGTTTCAACCCGCAGCGCAAATATATCAGATGTACATATTGAAAATGTTGTAGATTTAAACATTCAACAAAAGATACTTAAGGAGTATTTAAAAAGTTTTCCTAATATAGAAAAAGAAGAAATTAATAATATTTTAAAGTTACATGAGAATTTGTATAATAACTCTACAACTAATGAATTTGATTATTACAAAGGGTTAGGGTGGGATATAAAAAGAATGAAGTTCTCTAATGTTTTCTCTTATGGTGAAAACAATGTTGTTAACTTTGATAAACTAAGAGGATTGACAGGTATATTCTCAGCTAACGCATCTGGTAAGAGTAGCTTGTTATATACAATACTTACGGCGTTTTTCAATATGTCTACGAGAGCAAGTAGAGGTAATATAGTAGATGTAATCAATAAGAACAAGGATATTGCAACTATTGAGGTTGAGTTTTTTATTGATAATAAAGAGTATCTTATTCGTAGAGAGATAAAGAGAACAAAGAAAGATCCAAATAGAGCAAAGAATACTATAGAGTTTTATGAAGTTGTTGGCGGCGAGTTGAATAATGTCATGGGTAAGGCAAACACTAACGCTACTGAAAAACAGATAAGAGGTATGTTAGGTTCTTTTGAAGAACATTCAATGACTACATTTTCTCAACAATTTGACGCTACTAGTTTTATTGATTACAATCAATCCAGTAGAAAAGATTTGCTATCTAAGTTTTTGGGATTAGATATTATTGATAATTTGTATCAAATTGTGAAAGAAGAAACATCTGCTTTAAAAAGAACATTAACAGAGTATAGAAAATACGATTATAACAAATTAGAAAAACAGTATGAAGAAAGAGAAGATAGATTACAAAACGAACTTTTTGAACTTGGCGAAAAGAAGGAAGAATTATATTATAATCTCAAGGAAAAGAATGACAAGATAAATAAGTTGCATACTCAGTTGAAGAATACAGAAGGTATAGATTTAGATATAGAAGAGTTAAATGATGAATTAGAATATTGTGATAATGAAATAAAAAATATAAACAATGATATTCAAATGTTTCATAATAATATAGAGGAAACAACAAATAGTTTAGAGGAACTTGAAGTGCAAAAGAAATCATTGCGTTCTTTAGAAGATATTGAAAATAATATAACAGAATATAATGCATTGATGTCTAAGGGTCTTGTTTTAGAAAAGGCGGTTGATGATTTAGAAAAGGAAATAAAAACTCGTAAGAGGTCGGTAGAAATACTTGGTATGCACGATTGGTTTGAGAAGGAAAGTGTTTGTTCAAAGTGTTCTTTCTTGCAAGATGCTTTTAGTGCTAAGGATCAACTTATTCATTTAGAAGATGACTTAGGTAAAAAGATAATTCCATATACAGAAGTAACTGAGGGGTTGAAGAGTTATGATTATGAAAATTTGATGGAAATAAAAAGTAAGCACGAAGAGATTGATAGTCATATGCGTAATTCTGAACAATATTTGCAGAATACAGAAAATCATTTGAATACGTATGAAGATAGATTATCTTTGTTGGAAGAAAAGAAGACAGTAATAAAGGATAATATAAACAGATATAACATCAACGAACATAATATTAAGATAAATAAGGGTATACAAAAAGATATTCATTCTTTGAGAGTAGATGTTGCAGAGGTTGAAAACTATATAAAGAACAATATTGATAACGAGATTAATAGTAAGAATATAGAATATGGTCAAACACATCAGCAATTAACGGAATTATCTGAGACTATAGAACAAGTTAAAAAGATAGAGTATGCTTATAACACTCATAACATATTAAAAAACGCATTATCTAACAATGGTATTCCATTATTGATTATGAGTAAGGTTATTCCCATAATAAACGAAGAGATTAGAAAAATATTAACAAATATATCTAATTTTGAAGTTATGTTAGAAATAGATTCTGCAGAACAAGACTTACATATTTTTATTGAGGATACTGTGTCTAAGAGAAAAGTTGAGTTAGGTAGTGGTATGGAGAAAACAATAGCCGCTTTATCAATAAGAGCTGCGTTAGCTAATATATCATTACTACCTACTTGTAATTTGTTTGTAATAGATGAAGGGTTTGGAACATTAGATGCTGAGAATTTAACTGAGATAAACGAACTTTTACAGTATCTAAAGACAAGATTTACAAATGTGATGATTATAAGTCATATTGATGCAATGAAGGATGTAACAGATAATATTATTTCTATAGAAAAAGATGAAGAGGGTTATTCAAATATAAGGATAGAATAATGTATAATAAAGGTATATTGTTTGGTAGTTTTGATATTTGGCATCCTGGCTATTCTATTATGATAAAACAATCAAAAAAATATTGTCAAGAGTTAATAGTTGGTTTGCAATTATCAAATGGAGATAAAAACATTGTTAATAATATACATGATAGATTTTTAGTATTAAAGAGTATAGAAGATATAGATGAGATAGCTATTTATAATACAGATAAAGAGTTATGTAATTTATTAATGTTTTATAATCCAGATGTAAGATTTTTGGGTGATGATTATAAAAATAATGAAGAAAAAATAGTAGGTTATAGTTTATGTAATAATATAAAATTCTTAAATAGAAGTCATAATTATAGCACTACAAGCTATAAAAACAAAATAAAAGGAGATATTTTATGAGTACAATGACATTAGAAGTATTGAGATTTTCTTCTGGTAGTGATTCAACATTAGGTGCTTTGTTTGATACTACAAATGGTCGTAGATTTCTAGCTTTTACCCTTGAGGATGAAGCTCGTGATGAGAAAGTTGCTGGTGAAACAAGAATTCCTGCAGGAACATATGACGTAAGGCTTCGTACAGAGGGCGGATTTCACGGTCGTTATGTTGCAAAGTATGGTGATTTTCACAAGGGTATGTTGCATGTACAGGATGTTCCTGGTTTTGAATATATTCTCATTCACACTGGTAATAATGATGAGCATACTGAAGGATGTCTACTAGTTGGTGACACATCACAACAGAATGTTACAAAGGATGGTTTTATTGGATCTTCTGGTGATGCATATAAGAGAATATATCCAGATATTGCAGATCATTTGGTAGATGGTGGTGAAGTTCAGATTACATATATCGACTATGACAATTAAAAAAACATAAGTATATTTATTAATGGAATAGTGTATATACTTAAAAATGATTTAGGAGTTTAAAAAATGGGATACAATATACAACCATTTGAAGATTTTTCCTTAAAGAAAACCACAGTGTTGGGAGCTTTGGCTAGCGGTAATGATGGTTCTACTGACAACACAGATAGAACATTACCTTATCAAGTTCATGGTAGACCTTTTACTATTATATTGGAAGATTCAGCAGGTGTTGGATCTCTAGGTCCAGATGGAGCTTATTTTGTTCAAGTTCAAGTTAACAACAAAGCTTATACTGATCCAAGTAAAAAGTATCATAACGCAACTCCCTTAGATTACGGAAGGGAAACAATTCGTAAGGGTATGGAAGCAACTGGTGTAGTTGGGCAATTAGAAACTTCATTAACAGCTTCTGATTTTCATACTGGTTGGATTCCTTATCCAAATCAAAATATAGCTACAACAATGTCCACATCAGCTTTTTCTGGAGCTGCAGGATGGAGATGGGTTAGATTAGTTGCTGTAGATTCTGCAACACCTACCACAAATGTTGCATTTACTGATACATTTGAAGGATTTCTATATCATGGTGGAGCAGATCATACAGGTAAGTAAAGAAAGTGGGTAAAAGTTGAATAGTGAACCAAATCCATTAAATTTACCAACAAAAGAGGTAAAAAAGTGGAAAGTTGATGATAATACAAAGGTTAGGGAAGAGAAAAGACAATTATTCCCTAACTTTTGTCCACATATTAGAAATGATACTGATAAGAAGTGTGGAAATTTCATGCGTAATTGGGATCAGATGTATTATGAAACTTATGATATGTGTGAAGAGTGTTATATGAGGGAAAAACCTGAAAAAAGAGTTGAAAGTTAGTAAAAATAGTATTATATTATATATAAAAATGTTGGATTCCCCAAGAACCAATAAAAAACAAGCTACTCATTAGAGGGCATTAAAAATTTATCCAAATAAGGAGAATTATTATGAATAAAGTAATCGTAAGTGATCCATTTGCTAGTTCAAACATTTTCAACAACGTTGAGGCATTATTTGACTCTATGTTGAGGGATACTTTTAACACGGTGAATAGATCACCTATTAGCACTACACTAAAGAAGGTTTCTTATCCAAAAGTAGATATTAGAGATACACACGACACTGTTTATATTGACGCAACAGTTCCTGGATTGAAGCGTGAAGATATAAACATTGATTTTGATGATGGGTTTATCAAAGTATCTGCGGAGAAGCAAGGTGAAGTAGATGGTGAGTTTGTTCACAGAGAAATCCATCGTTCTTCATTTTCAAGATGGTTTCCTGTTGATGTAAAGGTTTTTGAGGTAGACAATATTAGTGCAAACATTGAAGATGGTATTCTAACGATTTCTATCCCCAAGAGGGAAGAAGCAAAGAAACCATTACCAAGAAAGATTGAAGTTAAGTAAATAAAATAGTATATTGGATTGGGGAATCCAACTATATTGGAGAAAATAAAGATGATGATGGCAAATCCAGAAGTATATGTAATGTCACCAAATAGAACAGAAGAACATTCAACACAAAATGTTATTGAAATAATTGCTAATTATATTGAAAAGTTACCAGAGATGAATGTTAAGTTTGAAGGTGATGTTTTCATGATTAAGACTAGTATGAATGCTCCATTAGCAGATTCAGAACAGGTAAAAATTAATTTTACGCAAGAGATGGTTGGTCTTGGTAAGTTGATTGTAGATAATTTGAAAACAAATGGTGTTTCAAACGCTAAGGTTAATCTTGTTGAAGTTGATGTAACACCTGGTATGTATAGAGCAGGTGGTGCTGGAACTGTTGGTAGACAAGCTGTTTACACAGTGCAAGCAACTTTTGAGATAAATGTATAGAAAGAAACGAGGCTAGATGTCTGAGGTTGATGGAAGTTTAGATTTACAATATAGTAATGCAGAGCAAAGAAATCAAATAAAGAAGTTTTTTTTAAATCCTAAATCTTTTGGTGAGAAACCAACAGTTGTTTTTTCAACACCATCAGAAACGGGAACATCTTTTTTTAGAATTTTTGAACCATTAAGAGCTTTGTATAAGAAGTATAGTGATGATATACAAATAATATATACAGAAAATTTACAACCTAATCATATTAAGATTGCTGATTGTGTTGTAATGCATAGGTGTGGAACTTCTCATAGCCATTATTTAAGTGTTACTAAAATGTGGCCTAAAACAAAAATTAAGCCATTAGTTATTCATGATGTTGATGACAATGAGTTTAATCTACCAGCAACCCACCCTATGAAACAATTATGGGAAAAAGCTGGTAAACATAAGATGAGCATTCACTCATTAAAGAATAGTGATATTGTAACTACTACAACAGAGAAGTTGTATAAGACGTTTCGCAATTTTAATGATAATGTTAAAATATTCCGCAATCAGTTTGATTGGGAATTGCCACAATGGAATTTAAATAAGGAAGAAACAAGAAGAGAAATGCTTGGAGATTGGTTCCCAACTGATGATAAGATCATCATTGGTTGGGCTGGATTAACTTCTCACTTTCATGATATTAAGAGAATGGCTCCAATACTTAGAGAGATATATAAAAAATACCCAAATACTCATTTTGTTTTAGCTGGAATGGCATTAAAAGATACTACTGTTGAAGTACATGAAGAAAACGGTGAAAGAAAATATAAAGAGGTTGAAATAGAAAACGAAGCAGAAAAATACGCTAATAAGGTAAGAGCTTTATTTTCAGATTTTGACGATAGTAGGATAAAACTATTTGACGCTTTACCTTTGGAAGAGTATGGTAAGTTTTATTCATTGTTTGATATTAGTTTAGCTTATGTTGAGCATAATGCTTTTAACTCTTGTAAGTCGGAAATAAAGATTGTAGAATCTTTAAGATATGGTTGTATTCCTGTGTTTTCAGAATTTGGTGGTTATAAGGAAATGTGGAGTAATCCACAACTACCTTCTGACGTTAAAGATAAAAACTTTTCAATTATGACAACTTCTCCAAGAAGATGGATTGAAGCTATAAGTTATTGGGTTGAGAACATTGAAGAGGGTAAAAAGAAAGCACTTGCTTTAAAAGAATACACAGATAATATTTATAATATTAATAACAACATTGATGATTACTTCTACTATTTAAGGGACAATATTGAATTAAATAGAGAAAATCAAATTAATCTTAATGCTAAATATATGGAATATTTTTAAATGGAAGAAAAAATAAATGGAGACTCATTAAATATTTTAAAAAACGGTAATGAGTGGAATATTTTGGATGGTGGCAACATGCTGGTTGCCACTTTTCCACAAAAATATGGATTAGAACCTATTGAATCTATTAAGAATAGTTATAGCTCCCATTTAGTAGGTCACTATAGAGTAAGAGCTAGTCACAGATATGCTGTTGTTATTAATGATAAAAACTATAATAAGTTGGAAAATATTTTAAATAATATTTTTGGAGATTAATTTTGGATTCTAATGTAGAAGTGATTTCTGAAAAAGAATTAGAAGATTTAGTAGAAGAGATATATATAGAAGTATTAAACGAAATGCTTTTTGAAGGTGAAGGCGACGCTAAAATTCTTTTTGGTCCTATGAAGAAAAGAGCTAGAAGAATTAAGGGTTCTTTGAAGATAGTTAGAAAGAGAAAGAAAGCACTTCCTTTATCTTTAAGAAAAATATCTAAAGCTGCCGCTAAAAGAAGAGGTAGAAGATCAGCCATATCACGTAAAGGTAAACAAAGAAGAATTACAAAAAAGGCTGTTAAAACCACTAAAAAAGGTAGAGCTATGGGACTTTATAAAAAATAAGGAACATATATGAGTAATATAACAGATACATTGATATGTGGTGTTTGTAAGGGTAAGAGAATTATAGAATCTTATGGTGGAAAACCCAAGCTTTGTCCTAAATGTCAAGGTGCTGGAAACTTACAAGAAAATTTTGATAAAAACAAAAAACAATTATTAAAAGGATAAGGGCCAGAAAGGCATCGACTGGTATTGGATCTATTAGACGCATGGCGGAGAAGATGCTTGGCTCCGTTATCAAAGTATCAAAACAATAACTGACGAAACTCAGGAATATCGTTTAGCCGCTTAGAGCTAAACCACTCAGTAACAAAATTTATTCTTTTGATAGTTACATAAGAGTGTCATTATAAAAGAAGCATTGTCGATTATGTGAGTAGTAACTAACCATGTATATCGGTTAATAATGAAGATAGACAGGACATGGGTTCGACTCCCATCTGGTCCACCAAAATAATATGGAGAATATGAGTCATGGCAAAAGCAAAAACCAAAGCCGCAGCAAAAAAAGCACCTGTTGTAAAAAAAGTTGAAGAAAAAGTTGAAGAAAAAGTTGAAGAAACAACCGTTGAAGAAAAAGTAGTTGAAGAACCAAAGAGTTCCCCTAAACCTAAATCAGAGGAATTAACTACTGTAATTCAACACAGAAATCAAGAAACCCTATTGCAGATGATAAAAGATTTTACTGCAGAAGTAGGAAGTGATAATATAGTAAGTGTTAACACTGCATACAATCCAGATAGCCAAAGAAGACAGGCAACAATAGTATATAAAAAATAATATGTATTATTGTGTATGATATTTAAAAGGGTATGTGTAATTTACGCATACCCTTTTTATATTTATATTAGGATTATTATATGGAGTATATATATGAATTTGCGTGAATTACTAGATGAAATATTATCACAAATAGAAGAACGTAAGTGGGGTAAGGCTCAAGGTAGGGATTATTCTAAGGAGAAGAAGTATAATAACTCTCCAGAGAGAATAAAATATCGTTCTGAGTTAAATAAGTATAATCGTGAAAAAGGTACTTATGGTAATGGTGATGGTAAGGATGCAAGCCATAAGAATGGTAAGATAGCTGGTTTTGAGAAATCTAGTAAAAATAAAGGGCGTAAAGAGAAGAGTAGGTTAAAAGGATATAATAAAGGCTGTAAAAATAAGAGGAAATAACATGAAACTAACAGATTTATTAAAAGAAGCTAAAGGTGATAAGGCAGAATATCAGAAAAAGTTTAAGGCTATGTTAGCTAAGCATGGTGTAGATTCTATAGAAGATCTTAGTGGTGAAGAAAAGAAGAAGTTTTTTGACGCTATGGATGATACACATACAAGTGATGAAGAAGAAGGACTAGAAGAAGGTTGTTGTAGAGCTTGTGGTATGAATGAAGGCGAATGCACCTGCGGTGATAAGTAATGAAGTTGTCTGATTTATTAGAAGGTAGAAACCCTAATATTACTCGTAAGGACATGCGTGAAGTAAAACTTTTTACTGAAAAGAATGTACCTAATGATAAAAAGAAGTGGGCTGCTGCTATAAGAGCCGCTAAGAATAAGTTCAAGGTATATCCATCAGCATATGCAAACGCTTGGGCTGCAAAGTATTATAAATCTAAAGGTGGCACTTGGAAAACAAAGGGTAAATAATGAATATCAAGAAGATTGCAAAGAAAGTAGCTGGTGAGGCTGCAAAAGCTGCGTTGAAACAAGTTGGTGTTCCATCACCAGTGGTAGATAAGTTAGCTGATAAAGTTTCCAAGAAAAACAAAGAAGAAAAGAAAGAAGAACAAGAACTAAATCTTAATGAAGTAAGTAAGAGATAGACTATGGCAACTTATCCATCTTGTAAAGATAAAGATACTTATTTAGTATACGAAACCAAACTGGTTGGTAAGGAAAGTCACAACTATATTGGTAAGACACATTTACTAAAACATCAAGCAGGTTATGTTGGTGAAGGCACTGCAATAATAAATGCGGTAAACAAGTATGGAAAAGAAAGTTTTACCTGTGAGATTTTAGAAGGTGGTTTGACCGAAGAAGAAGCATACCAGAAAGAGATAGAATGGATTGCTAAGAAAAATCCATACTATAACATACAGATTGGTGGGCAAGGTGATAGGGGCGGTTTGAATGCTTGGAAAAAGGGAAACATACCTTGGAATACAGGAAAAGCTGGCACATACAAAAACAAACCACAACCAAGTAGCCAGAGAAAAACAATGTCTGCTCTACATAAGGGCAAAGGAAACCCAGCGTGGTCTGGTGTAGAAACAGAAACAATAGTGGAGGCAGTTTTGTCTTGTGGTAGTGTAAATAAAGCTTCTAAGGTTGTTGGTTTGAGTGTGGAGACATTGTGGAAGAGATTTCGTAGTGAAGGTCTAAGAGTTGTTAGAGACACACCAAAGGGAAAAATAAAAGCGATAGAGAAGATAGATGAAACTAAGTGAAGTTTTAGCACAGATAGATGAAAAAACTTATGCAGATAGTGGCATAGGTAGATGGATGAAAGAAAAGTGGGTAGATATTAGTCGTAAAGATAAGTCTGGTAAACATCCTCCCTGTGGTGCATCTGCAGACAGTAAGTCACGTAAGGGTGGTCAAAGAGCTTATCCTAAGTGTAGAAAAGCAGCAGTTGCCGCTAAAATGTCTAAGAAGGAAAAAAAGAACGCTGTAGCAAGAAAACGTAAGCACTATGGTGATAAGGGCAGACCTAAGAAAAAAGCCATAATGCAGAAATAGAGATATAATATGAAACTAACTAACTTACTAGAAGGTGACGATGAAGGTTCAATGGCAAGAAGTGAACTAAAAAGAACAGCTAAGATCGCATCAATGTTATTAAACAAGATTGAAAATAATGATGAACTACCTGCATGGACACAATCAAAGATTACAAAAGCTTTAGATTATTTACAATCAGTTTTCAACTATATGGATGGGGATAAGGAATAATGAAGTTAACTAACATATTACAGGAACAAAAAATAACAGAAGCAATTGATTATCACGTTGATAATAACATATTATTATCTGAGAATATTTTTAGAATGTATAGTGATAACTATTTTGCATTATATAACGAAGCAAGAAGGTTATATAAGGAAGGTAAGTTAGATAATATTGATGAGATGGATATTGAGTTATTAGAAACAACAGATATTGGTCAATTTGGCGAATTTGAAGGTGAGAAAGTACCTCTTGATTGCCCAGTAATGGTTGAGGCTGAATATCAAGGTAAGAAAGTTCAGTTAGGCAAACCCAAAAGAGGTGGTAGTAAAAAATTTTATGTTTATGTAAAGAACCCCAAGACTGGAAATGTGAAAAAAGTAAGTTTTGGAGCTAAGAGTGGTGGAGCTTCATTATCCGTAAAGCTGAAAGATCCAAAGGCAAAGGCGGCTTTCGCCTCAAGACACAACTGTGAACAAGCGAAGGATAAAACGAAAGCTTCATATTGGGCGTGCAGGCTCCCCCGCTATGCCAAATCATTAGGATTATCTGGTGGAGGTAAGTGGTGGTAGATAAACCTTATACAGAGAAGAGAATTAATAAAACACTGATAAGAGAATTTGCATCAGATGTAGATATTGATGATTTGGTATGGCATAGAGATAAGAAGGATAGGTATATCACAGTAAAAGAGTCTGGTAACTGGAAGCTCCAAATGGATGATGAATTACCTATTGATTTAGTTGAAGGTGAGGTTTATTTTATACCTAAAAATCATTACCATAGAGTTATAAAAGGTGATACAACATTAGTTGTTGAGATTGATGAAGTTTGTGGCTGTAAGAACTGTGGCTGTGACAAAATGGAGATATAATATGAAACTCTCAAGTTTATTAGAAGGTAAGAGAGAAAAAGATAAGAAAAGTATGGAGGCTATGGTTAGAGATCTCATTGGTGAATATGAGTTGGAAACTGATGTAGAAGAAGTAGCTCCTCCCGGTGCTAACTATGAGCGTATGGTAAAACATTTGAAGGATAAGTTTGGTGATGATTCACCTGTTCCATATCAGATTGCTTGGACTAAATACAAGAATAGAGGTAAGAAATAAGTAAGAAAGGTTTCTCCTATGTACAAGACAATAAAAAATAAAGATGGAGAAAACGAAGTGCCAGAAATAAGCGATGATATGCATTTAGCTATTCCCCTTAGAAATATTATAGCTATGATAGCTTTTACAGCTGTTGCAACAATGAGTTATTTCGGTATAATGGAAAGAATAAATGTTTTAGAACATGAAATGCAAATGAAGAATATAGAAATTGTCCAGAATTCTGAGTTTAGAATAAAATGGCCAAGAGGCGAGCTGGGTTCTCTTCCAGCAGATGCAAGACAAGATATGTTGATTGAAGGTTTACAAAGAAATGTTGATGAGCTTAGGCTTATGCAGAACAAGATACATGAATTAACAATTCAAGTTGGCACAATAGAAAGAGTAGTTGAGATTACTAAGGAATAATAATGATATTAACTTATGAAAAAATAAAAGAAACCGTTAAAAGAGATTTGTTAAAAATATTAAAAGAAGAAAAGTCTCATAGTATAGAGATGCTAGTTTATGATATAATGGACGCTAATTCTCAAGGAAATCAGAAAAAAGCAGAAAAGTTATATGGTTTATTATTTCCTAGATTAAGTTCAATGGGTTTTGATAGAAATACGTTGATGAAGATGAGAAATGAAATAAAGAATATAACAGATGATAGAGATGCACAAAAATTTATTGCAAGGTATAAGTTAAGTGATGAATATATATCAACGCATAGAGTTCGCACATATAAGATGATAATAACCGTTCCTTTTGCAACTTCAAAAAATAAAGAAGAGAAAGAAAAGGAATTAAAGTATAATTTAGTTATGAATGATATTAAAATATTGGGTATGAAAGAGTTAGCTGTGGCTGAATTAGGTAATGCTGGTAATATGGGTAAGGCTTTAGATTTAAAGTATCTTATCAAAGTAAAAACAATGTTAAAGCCATCAGATATAGAAAATAATTTACAACCAGAGTATGTTGTAGATAAAATAAAGGAACAAGGCGTTGGCGAAATCTCTAAAAAGAAGTGAAGTAGTTGATTTAGTTACTGAAGCTCCTCACTTAGCAAGGAAGAGAACTAATATTAGTTTGATTGAAAGTATAGCTACCTCAACATTAGTAAATATAAGATATCGTAAAATAGAGACAAATAGAATTATTCAACGTATTGTTGAACCTTATGAATTTAAAAAAGAAGGTGATAAAATATACTTGTATGCTTATGATAGAACAGGTAGATCTAGAGGGACAAAATCTTTTCTATTAGAAAACATATTATCAGCTCAAAAACAAGGAAGGGAATTTATTCCTAGAGTATTTTAATGGATAAACAACAAACAGAAGAATATATTAAATGTCGTAAAGATCCTAACTATTTTATGAAAGAATATGGTAGAATTAGACACCCTATTAAGGGTATTATACCATTCCAATTGTGGGAATTTCAAGAAGAAACATTAGAACAATTTCTTCAAAATTCATATAATATAGTTCTTAAGGGTAGACAATTAGGTATATCTACACTGGTAGCTGGTTATGCTGCTTGGTTGTCAAACTTCTTTAAGAATAAAGAAATATATATATTAGCTACAAAAAGAGATACTGCTCAAAACATGGTTGATAAAGTAAGAGTGTTTTTAGAAGCCATACCAGAATGGATGAGAGCAGAATTCATTACCGATAATAAACAAAGTTTAGAATTAAATAATGGATCCAAAATAAAAGCTTCAGCTTCTACTCCAGATGCGGCTCGTTCAGAAGCTTTGAGTTTATTGATTGTCGATGAGGCAGCTTTTATTAATAAGATGGATAGTATATGGATAGCAGCTCAACCTACATTAGCAACTGGTGGTGATTGTATAGCCTTATCTTCACCTAATGGAGTTGGTAATTGGTTTCACAAGATATATAATGAAGCTGAAGCTGGCGTTACAGAAAAGATAGGTAATAAGATAGTAGGTTTTAACCCAATAAAACTACACTGGTCTGTTCATCCAGATCATGATGATGAATGGGCAAGGGAAACACGTAAGAAGATTGGTGATCAAGCTTTTGCGCAAGAACATGATTGCGACTTTGTACAATCTGGTAATAATGTCATATCATTAAAAGCTCTTGAATATTATTTAAATCATCCAACAGAACAAGAAGAATCAGATGAAGGTTTTCGCCCTTTTGTAAGAGAACCTCAAGAAAAAACATGGGTTGATAAAGGTTTATGGGTATGGAAGTATCCAGATTATAACAAGAAATATCTTATCTCTGCTGATGTAGCTCGTGGTGATGGAGAAGATTATTCAGCTTTTCATGTTATAGATGTTGAAAATTATGAACAAGTGGCTGAGTATAAAGGTAAGGTTGCAACTGATGTTTATGCGCACTTATTACACAACACAGCTGTTCAATATAACAATGCATATATTATTGTTGAAAACGCATCAATGGGACACCATACAGTAATGAAGATTGTAGAGATGGAATATAAGAATATATATTGGACAATAAAAGATTTAGCTAAATTACATGAGAACAATGCAAGAGACCAGTTGTTTTATGATCCATACAACCCCCCTAAGAATGCAGTTCCCGGATTTACAATGTCTTCAAGAACCCGTCCAGCTGCATTAGCAAGACTGGAAGAAGATTTAAGACAACATGAGTTTATATTGCATTCACAAAGAACAATGAAAGAATTAGAAACTTTTATCTTTCATAATGGTAAACCACAGGCATTAGAAGGTTATAATGATGATTTGGTGATGTCATTAGCTATTGGGATGTATGTAAGGAGTACAACAATAAGATTTACTAATACAGAGAATGACTTAACAGAACATTTAGTATCTAATTTATCTTTTAATCCAGTTCCTTATGAGTTTGGTATAACAAATTCAAGACATCAAAAAGAAAACTCATCTTACCAAATGCAATTAGAAAATGGACAAGTTGAGAATTTAAGGTGGTTATTGTAAATATAAGACTATATTTATAATTATATGGATGTTATATTACCTTTTTAAATTTTTGGGGTTTAAAATATGAATGATCATTCAGGTGATTGGCAAGAGTATCAGAAGTATGTTTTAAATGAATTACAAAGACACAATACGTTGTTAGAGAGAATGAATGATAAACTTTCTAAAGTAGACGCAGAAATAGCTACTTTGAAAGTAAAATCTGGATTATGGGGTATGTTAGGAGCGGCAGTCCCTCTCGCTATTGCAATGTCCTTTAAAATATTTAGTCTTTAATAAGAGGTAATATATGGCTAGTAAGTTTGATACATTAAGAAAGATTTTAACAGGCGGTTCAGCTCAATATAAGGTTCCAACAGAAAGACCATCAATGCGTGCTCAAAAGAACGTATTTGATTCTTTTCAAAAAGCTGCATCATCAATATATCAACAAGGCTTGGGTGGCGGAATAGAAAGAGCTGAGAGATATAGAGATTATGATGAAATGGATCATTATCCCGAAGTTTCAAGAGCATTAGATATATATGCTGATGATTCGATGGTTTATGGAGTTGAAGGTAGGGTTTTAGATATATATTCGGAAGATTCAAAAATAAAAGAAGAATTAGAAGAACTTTATTATGAAAGATTAGATATTGATTTTCATTTATGGACATGGATTAGAAACATGGTTAAATATGGAGATCATTTCAATCTTTTAGATTTGATTGAAAAGGAAGGTGTATTAGGTGCTATAGCCTTACCAACCTCTGAAATAGTAAGAGAAGAAGGGTTTAATAATGATCCTAACTCACTTAAATTTAATTGGACAGCACAAGGTAATACATCATTTGAAAATTATCAAGTTTCACACATGAGAATACTTGGTGATGATAGATTTTTACCTTATGGTAGAAGTGTTTTGGACTCTGGTCGTAAGGTATACAAACAACTTATTATGGCAGAAGATGCTATGTTGATTTATAGAATCACAAGAGCACCAGAACGTAGAGTATTCTATGTAGATGTAGGCAATATCCCACCAGCTCAAGTTGATTCATACTTAATGCAAGCAAGAGATAAACTAAAAAGAACTCCATTAGTAAATAAAGATACTGGTAATCAAGATATGAGATTCAATCCAGAGTCTATATTGGAAGATTTCTTTATTCCAGTTCGTGGAGATAGAGGTAGTAAGATTGAAACACTTCCCGGTGGTGAAAACGCAGCTGCTATTGAAGATATTCAATATTTACAAAATAAACTTTTTATATCATTAGGTGTTCCCAAATCATATCTTACAGCTGAAGAAGATTTAGCTGGTAAAGGTACATTAGCACAGGAAGATATTAAGTTTGCTCGCACAATTCAGAGAATACAAAAAATTGTTGTTAGTGAGTTAGCCAAGATTGGTTTGATTCATTTATATCTTAGAGGTTATGATGAATCAGATATATATTCTTTTGATTTGAAGTTAGCTAATCCCTCATCAGTTACAGAGATGATGAATCTTGATTTGATTGATAAAAGATTTAATATAGCTACACAGATGACAGAATCACCATTAGTATCAAAATATTATGTCCAAAAGAACATATTGCAACTTACTAATGAAGAAATGGCTCAAATAAAAATTCAGAGAACAAAAGAAGCTTCTGATGATTTTACTATAGAACAAATTAAGATGGGAGCACAAGAAGAACCAACTGCTGCACCCATAGAACAAACGCCTTCAGCGGAAAGTGAAACCCAAGACGGCGAAAACTCAGATAAAGAGGAAAGTAAGGGGTATTCGTCATTTAAAAATGTTACACCTTATGATCCAATTGGAACTGATGAGTTAGAGGGTTATCCTAAATTTGATTCTTTTGAGAGAAAATTTGAAACATCAATCAATGATCCAGAAACAGCAGCAACTTTAGATTTGGTTTTACAAAAGGATAAGAAAAGAAGAAAAAATAACAAAGATTCATTTAATAAAACTATAACTGAAATAATGAAATTTGATAAAGAAACAAATAGAGTAGTTGAAAATATTAAAAAAGATACGAAAAATAAAGCTTTATCTGATACTGGCAAGATATATTTTGTCACAAAAGATTAATCTTTAATAATTAAATATATATTTATATTAGAATAGAACTACATTTTTGGGGTTTAATTTATGAAACACAATAAGTATAAAAATGTTGGCGTGATTTTTGAATCTTTGATTCATTATGCTATGTATCTTATTTCTGAAGGCAAAACTGAAAAAGCTACAGAAATAATGAAAGTAGTAAGAAATAATTTTATGAAAAAAACAATAGTAGCAGAAGCTTATAATATATATTCTCAACTTTTATATTCTGAAGCTATTAATTATTACCATGCTAGTAAGTTTTACAATAGACTTGTTAAAGAGTACAGAAAATTAGATGAGGGTAAAATAAACGCTTCTTTATCTGCTATCTTTAAACAATTAAAAGAAAACTTTAATATTAAGGAAATAATGGATACAAAAATTCCTAATTATAAATTATTTTCTAGCTTTAGGATAGCATCTAATAAAGATTCACTATATTTATCCCCCAAAAATACTATGACAGTAGAAACTGTTATTATTGAACACTTAGTTAATAATACTGAATTGAAAAAACTTAAAGAAAACAACATAGAAGTTGTTAATAAGAGTTATGATGAGATGAGAACCGATAAGATGGCTACCATCATAGCTTTTAAGAATTTTGAGAAGAATTATAATAGTGAATTGACAGAAGAACAGAAAGAGTGTTTAATAAAATATTATTCATCAGACGATAATAGTTTTAAAGAGTGGGTAAATAAGAAAATTAATTCACTAATGGATGAAATAGCTGACGCTAAGTTAAAAATAGAAAATGAAAATACTATTAAGAAGCTTGATTTAATATCTGAAAAAATATCACATATTAATAATAGTGAAAAAATAGACTCAAATGGTTTCATTGATTTACTAATGTCATTAAAATTATATGAGTATCTTAGATACGTTTAAGGAGAATGTTGATGGCTCACGATACAAATGATCAAGCTGGAAAAACAATAATGACTCTTTGGAACGAGCATTTTTCAGCTTCTCAACCAGAAACAAATCAAGAAGCTACAAATTACAAAAAATACACAACAACCACTCAAAGTAGAAGCGATTATAATAATCAGTATAACGACTTTACCGCTGTTTCTCGATTTTCTGATCTTTTGAGTGAATTAGGGGAAGAAAATAGAGGTAGATTTCCCAATCAATCAATAAAAGCTTCAACTCCTAGTTATACACAGTTTTTTGCAGATCAAGAAAGATTTAGAACACAAACAGAATCTGCTTATACAGAAGTGACTGAAAATACTGGAAGGGAATTTGAATAAACCAGTATGGAAAAACAAGAAGAAATTTCGGTAGCAGGTGCAGTTGCAGGATATAATGCACCTCTATCTGGCGCACCCATAAAGAAAAATATGTCCAAGCCTTTTAATAAAAAGAAGAGGAAAAAGATGAAGAAGAGAAAAGTTCCCTATGATGTGATAGATGAACAATCTCATGAGGTTGTAAGAGATACGATATTTAAAATAATTTTAGAAGGTAGAAATGAAGATAAGATTTCTTATATAATGTCTTTATTTGAGGGAATTAACAAACAAATGGGTGTTAGTATGGGTTACACCAAAAATTTTGTTGTTGATGGTTTAAAGGCTGGTGAATTGGATAAAGCTAAGAAGTTAAGTTTTCGCAGAGCTAAAACTGAACTCAAGCATGTAACTAGATTAATAGATGATCTAGATATGTTGATAAATCAAATTTATGAAATAAGTAATCGTCCAGAAGAAGAGGAAGAGTAATGACAGAAATTATTAAAAATGATCCAAACCTACTTCATTCTTTTTTGTTGTTTGAGTATGATGATGTAAAACCATCTACTTCTAGTGATGGTATTGTTAAGATGAAGGGTATTATTCAAGCAGCTGGAAAACCAAACGCTAATAATAGAATTTATCCAAGACAGATATTAGAAAGAGAAGATAGAAGGTATAAAGAATTAGTAAGAGAAAGAAGAGCTTTAGGTGAATTAGATCACCCAGATAGCCCAATCATTCAACTTGAGAATGTATCTCACTTAGTAACTGATACAGAATGGGATGGTGAAAATCTAATTGGAGAAATTGAAGTTTTAGATACACCAAAAGGACAGATCCTTGGCAAGTTAGTTGAAAGAAGAATAAAATTAGGAATTTCATCAAGAGGTCTTGGTAGTGTAAGAAGAAATAGTGATGGTTATGATATTGTTGAAGATGATTTTAACTTAGTATGTTATGATATGGTTAGTAACCCCTCTACAAGCAATGCATATATGCACTTACAAGAAAGTGCAGCTTATCAAACACTAATGAAACAAAACAAGATTATGAGATTGGATAATATATTAGATGAAATTTTAGGACTTTAATATGAAATTAAAAGATATTTTAAATGAAGCAGGTTACACTGGCCCTTATACTAATTTTCATGGTCGTGCACCTGCTTTATTTTCTGCCTATAATGTTGGTTATAGACCGACACCCGGTAACAACGTTGATGATCAACTAACAAGAACTCTGGATGCTGATAGAGAATCACAGATTATAGACAGAGTTATTGATAAAATCTATAATGAGTACCCAGAATTGGTTAAAGATAAAAAAATAAAGAGACACTTAATACAAATACTAGTTGGTAAAATAACTTCTGGTGAAAAACCAACAAATGTTGATATTAGCAATATTGTCAAAAAACTTTGGAAAGATAAAAAAGTAAAGGTGACATAAAATGCCATTAACACAAAATAGTGTAACAAGACATATAGATCCTAGTGGTGATGAAATAAAAGCTTTTCTTGATGATGATGGAACATATGTTCAAGCTGTAGCTCTTGTTGATGAAAATGGTGATTTAACAACACCCAACAATCCCTATAAAATAAACATTAGTCAAATCAATGGTTCAGCTGGCGATTCATTTGGTAGGCTAAGAGTATCAAATCTATATCCTTTATTTGAAACAACTAGTAGATACGATATAGATAATTCTATTTGGGTAAAAGATCAATTTTTAGGTGGTTCTGTAACACACTCTACAGCTAATGCAACT